AGATCGACACACACCCTGAAACGTGTTGTTAGATATACGTTGCCAACCACCAATCTTCTCAGGATACCCCTGCCGAAAGCGCACCTTATCACACTCATACCAACCGGTTTCGTTGGAATAACGAGTACGTTCCCTGTTAACGCCGGGTTTCAAAGCTAACTTCTTAAGGGGCATTTAAGCTACTCCAATGTAGCCCCAGACAGCGGGACGGTAGTTACTGTAATAGCTACACTACGCTTCAATTCTAACGAGTTATTACAATCTGAGCAAGTGTCAGCTTCAAGCTCAGCTTCATCTAAATCGAAGCCACAACCCGCGCAAACTATTTCTATTTCATGTGCTGGCTCTACCGCACCTTCTGCGTTTACCGCAGCATCGTATTTAACTTTCATTTTATACCCTCTAATCGCCTAGCGTGGCGTTCTGTTCTATTTGTAGTCTGCCGGTATAAGTTACTATCACGCAACTGCGCTGCTGCCTCAGACCAATCTTTAACCCCAACAGCGGCATGGTGTAACTTGAACTTCTGGTAGCGAGGCAGGCCTAGCTGGAAGCACAGAGATGCAATGACGATGCGAGCCTCAGTCGGCAGGTCGTCAAAATCTGGATGTATCCAGCGAGCATCGTTCAGTGCGGTATTAACATCTTGATTGTACAACTGCGTGGCACGCGCCTCGCTGATCTCCGTGCCGACAGGCCAACCGTATTCGCGATCTGTCTCAATAATCAGATGCCCGATGCCGCACGTCGGATTTCCGAGATGGTCTTCATAAATTTCATGCACGATGCCTTCATCCTGTTCCAGCACTAGGCGTAGGCTTTCCTCAAAGGTCATCGACCCTGCCCTCGGTACTTTTTCCACGACCGGCGCTTATGCTTGTTTGACGGCTTGCTGTTCGAGCCGTTACCGATGCTGGTGCGATGCGTTATTTTGAGCGGCTTCCATTCAGAAACGCCGACGCCTTTTGATTTCATAGCCATTATTTGCTGACCTGCTTAATCTTCTCCACGGTCCTTAATCCTCCGAGACCCAAGAGTCCCATCAACACCGGCATCATCTCGCTCATATCCAATGTCGGCAGTTCTACCAGATGCCCTGTTTGTGCCAAGACAAACGACGCCAGCGGGAACACGATAAAGTTCAGTGCCATCGCAGCGCCACATGACCAGCCAATAAACGGACGCCAGCCCGACACAAACACAGAACGGTGCGCCGCTTCGGTCTTGTTTATGTCTAGCTGGGCGAGGTCAATCTTTGCGAGGTGGGTGGTAAGCTGCGCCTCGATCTCACGCTCCGCCGCTGCACGTTTTTCTTTGTCTTCGGGTAAGAACCTCCCGGCAACTTCCATGACGGACGGTAGTACAGCCGATAATAGACCTATCATTTTGCTGCCCTTTCGTTTGACACAGGCGGGTGAACGCCGTTGTGCATTTTTTTCAGTGATGCAGTTTCGGCTTTCAAGTACGCAATGTCTGATTGCATCACAGCAGAAACCATATGATCTCGGCGTAGGTTCTCGGGTGATGACATCTGTGCGAGGATATTCAGGCGTTGCTCCTGCTTTTCTGCGCTCGTATCCAGCGAATCGATACGCCGATCTAAACCACGAAGCCGCTTCTCTATGTCCTGTAACTGTTCTATCACCGTAGCTAATTTTTGACGTACGATGGCCGCAGCCGAAACCACTGATACCAGCATCCCTGCCAGTGTCAGGATCATCCGGGCGTCCAGCTCCATTTTATTTTCGGAACGCTGCAAATAGCAGCGCAGCTATAACCACACCAAGTAGCATCACTTCACCGTAAGAGAGCATTATTGCTTGCGACATTTCTCGACCCACCTTTGCACGGTTTGAGTTTCGTAGATGCGAATGATCGACCAGATTAAAGAAGCCAAAGCCGCCGCAGCGGGGAGCCATTCGACCAGCGTGGCAAGCACGACGGTGATGCTGCTCAGATCGACGATGGTTTTGGCGTGGTCGTTCATCAGTCGAGTTCCGGCCAATCGTACAAGATGCCGGATTTGGTTATCGTACCGTCATCTTCGACCGTATACGTCAGGAACAGCGCAGCTACTGCATCTGTGTCTTCGGCGTTAGTGATAGCCGTCTCCATGTCTGTGGCTTTAGCCCGGATTGCATCGCGCCATGTCTGGATATTAGCGGGTACTGCTACAGCAGTGTCAACAAAACGAACCAATGCCCAATCGGTTTGAGACAGGAGTGACCCCTGTTGTGACCGTACCTCTGCAATCAAGCTCGACTTGACGCCTAACGTAACCACCTGAACACCGTCGTCATCCAGAAGCGGATCGCCGTTTTCATCGACTTCGTTTACGTCAGTTAAGCTCTTAGCTGTTTTGGAGATCGTCACACCGTCAGCTTCATAGCCCCATGTGTATAGACGACTATCCGGCGGCGTCTCTGGTGTAACTTCGGTTAGCCCTGCCGCTTCTTTATCCGCAGCAGACCAGATATGCCAATTTTTAGGGTGCGTGACCCCGTTATCGTCAGTCCACGACTTGTGTTCGCGGATGGTTTTACTGCCGTATTTCCACATAATCTTATCCTATCTTGCTGTCGCTGGTGCTACGCCGTCACCGCCGAATGGATTTTCTGCGAAGGCCATGTATATAATCGTTTGACCTGAACCATTTATGCCAGTGTTTCTTACTTTGAAACCGTTGCTTAGAAAATCAGTAGATGAACCCGTATCTGGTGCTGATTCTGCATTTGCTAGTTCTGCAAAGAATTGCGTATTAACAACATTTGCACCGGGTACAGCCGCTCTATCAACGTCCAACATATACCAACGAGTGCCTGAAGATGTTGACTTAAACATAATCCATTTTGGTTTAAAGCCGGTATAAACAAAAGGACCATCTGCCGATCCATTGCCCGTGTAACTCCCGAAGCTGCTATAGCCGGGAATTTCTGCGAAGCAGTACACAACGTAGTCTCGACCCGTTGCATTAACTTGCGTTTCGTTGCCCAGAGTAAACACTGAACTTGTCGGCGCAGTGTCATTCCATCGGTTACTAGCCGTAAAGGCACCGTCAGTTGTAAAGTACAGAAACTTTGTCGGTCCTATTGCTTCGTTATAAATAACCCAGTTTTCTGCAACATCCCTATCTTTAAGGATCATCATCTTAGGAACTGCACCAAGGCCATGACCTACAGTTGCTCCTGATGTAGAGTTGCCAACGTAAGTAACTATACTAAAGCCAGCCGTTGTGTTGGCCGACGCTGTTGACGTAATGCTGCCATCAGTGTTGCTGCTGCCAGAGCCGTTAGCTGCCCACTGCCAGCCGACGTAGGTGGCTGAACTGGTGTTATATGAACCATCAGTGCCAACGGTGAAACCAGCAGACCCGAATGTGGTTAGTCCCTGTGCCACTGTTTCTTCAGTACCAGTATCGTTTGAACTAATTTCCTTGGTGACACCACGAACTGCATCAGTAAGCACATGTTCCGTAGCACCCGACCGTCCTTTGATCCATACGAGATCAGGGGCGAAGGTCGAGTTGCCAGACTGGCTGACTGCTTGCGACGAACCCGTACCCGTATAAAGCGTAGGCTGGAAATACGCCGACCCATCTGTGATCGATGGGGTGGCAAGGTTGGCGGTGGATAGTGCGTTGAAGCCGGTGGGTGGGGCATTGGTATAAGCAGATTGACCACAGTTTATTGTAACATTTCCGCCAGTAAACTGTGCTGCAAAACAAATGTCTCCACTCAATCCCGAAAAATCTGGGGTAGTTCCAGCAGCAGGATCACCCCCACTTAGAAAAGTACCGTCATTATCTCGAAACCAAACCTTGCCATTGTCCATATCAAGAGCAATACCAATAACATCGCTTGCAGAAAAATCTGTGTAATTTGCGGCGTTTGAACCGTTGTTCCAAGTCCGGGCAAGACCATCAATCCCCCACTCATAAGAGCGTTGCCCTATGTAAGCATCTGTCAAAGACACTTGGGTAATATCAACAACGCCCCAAGTCTGACTGCCGGTTGCAGCACTAATCGTAAATTCTGCATACCACTTCCCAGAATTTACAGCGAAAGTAGATGTAGTTCGTTGTGCGCCTGACGCAGTGTAGTTTAGATTGCCATCGGATAGCGTAGCGGAGGAATTTGTTTTCAGGGGATTCCAAGTGCAGAAATTATCAGTCGGCGTATCGCCCATCTGGTCTGTGGTGGCTAGTCCGGTGCTGGTGAAATCATTGGAATTGCCTGAGAAATCCTCACCCAGATCACTGGCTGTTGCGCCTGTGATGTAGAAGCCGTTGGTTCCGTAACCTGCGGCATTTGTGTATTCAATCGGCACCCACACGCCGTCGTCGTTGGTTTCACCGAAGTCAGTAGCTGCCAACGCAGTGCCGTCGATGAAGTTAATTTCGGCAAGGTAACCATCAAAAACGTATGTCGTTTCACCGCCGTTATAGTTGAGATTTCCAATCCGATGGTGAGAGTAACTGCTGCTATTCCATTGACTATTTGCCCCACTTGAAACGGAACCTGTAATGCTAAAATCCGTTTGCCGTTCACCGTTGACATACAGACGCATCCTATCTGAGGCAGTTCCGTTAGTGGTGTCCCAGACTATGACAACGTGATACCAAGCTGACGTATCCCTAGCTAATGCAGTCGTTCTCCACTCTTGCCCTGCAATATAGACGTCAAACGAACCACCGGCAGCGGCATCATTAAAATTTAATGGAGCATCGTAGGCTGTTGATCCCGCACTTGCTGTGTACACAGGAAACCACTGGTTGTTAACACTACTGGTGTATCTTCCACGTTTGATCCAACCCGATAATGTCCATGTAGTTAAAGAGCCGGACGAAGATACTGTTCGTGCAAGTCTTGCCGAGTCGTTGTCCGAAAACCGGATCGACTGATCAATCTCGTAGCCAGCACCCCCAGCGTTAGCCAGCCATTGTGAGCCAAACATAGTCATCAGGCGAACGCCAACTGTGGTGCGCCTAGCTGAATACTGCCCGAAGCCTTGACGAAGTACGGAACCACATCGATTGCATTGGCTGCGGT